GCTCGGCAAATGTTCTCAAGAGACATTTCGACCTCCAAGAACCTGCTTTGCCTCAGCAAGCACCGATGCAGAGATGTCGTTCATAATTGCCTGAAAGTTAGCGGCAATGAATCGAGTTGACCTTTTTGATCCTGCAATCATGTGACCGGATCCAGCTGCTTTTGACCGTTCAATTGTTTCGCGCTTTTGACCTTGGTAGGTCGCGACATCCGCCCATTGCTCACGAGCAGCTGCGTACATCTCTTTCATGGCTTTGGACCGAGCACGCTTGGCCTCAAACTTTCCACCCTTGATGGTGGAGAATATTTCCTTGCGCTTGGCTTGGATCCACGAACGACGCTCACGGACTGCTTCGCGAAGATGCGTCGGCGCGTTGGAGTACACGTTTGATGAACCGTGCGAACGGAATCCGTGCTCCAGCAGATGCCAGATACGTTGCCGCCCCTTGGCACCCTTTCCGCCCTTGGCTCCGTACACGACGCCGACCTCGGCGATGATCGGGCTACCAGGTGTCTTGCCGTTGCGCCGCACGTCGACTTTTGTCGCCTTGGCGATGGCCTTTCGATGCGGTGACTTGCCGCGGTACATAGCAGAAAGCCAAAGAGCTTGGAGTTTGTTTCTGACCGTGCCAAGTGCCTTTCGGGCGCCCTTCTTGCGGACACGCTCGCCGAGCGAAACCGACAACATCGCCAGCGTCTTGCGTACTTCCTTGTCGTCGACGTAAACCTTGACGTTGGTGGTTGTGTTCATGGCACCACCTCCGTCGCTTCGATCTCTAGGCGCCGCCGGCGCTGGTCCCGGTCCCAACAAGCCCGCACGTTGAACGTGCGCTCCGTGCCGTGGTCGTTCCACAGCAGCCGGCTACGGGTGTTCACGGACGGATGGAAGCTCGCGAGGATGCGCCAATCCGTGCGGATTGCCGGGCCTCGATCATCCATCGTTTCGTTGGTCGACGCGACCTCGATATGGCAATGCAGCACCGCCACGTTGACCCATGACTCCGACGCCTGGCCAAAGTCATCGACCGTGCGCACGGGGTTCTGCGCCGTCATGGCGAGGCGCAGCATTCCTGATGGGACGTGTCCAGGCATCAGCCAATGCCCTTCCCCATCATGCCGCAGATCCGGTCCCAGTAGTCGCTTGGGAGCGCCACCGTGTCATCTCCGCGGCTTGCGACGTGCTGCGTCACGCGCTGGAGGAGCGCCATTTCAAGTAGCGGGTTGAGCGTGTTCGTGCCAGCGGTCACCGTCAGCACCGCCGGGTAGGCCAGCGAGTCCGCCATCGTCGCGTACTGGATGCCGTTGATGGTCACCAGCGTCGCTGATCCGGTCGCCCCATCATCGTCCAAGTAGGTCACCGCCGTGACCGGCTGGCGCTCCAGGCGCACCAGCAGCTGGTCGTTCGTCGGTTCCGACGCCACATACTGCGTCCGCGTGACCGGATCGACGCACCAGCCGGTGCGTTCCTCCAGCTCGCGCTTGGCCGCTTCCCACGCAATTTGGATGGCCGGATCGTCCTCATTGGAGGAGAGCCGGGCCCAGTTGCGGAACTTGGAGATATCAATCGCCACGGACTACCTCGCAGCCAGGTGGCGCTCCCGAAGGAGCGCCACCTGTGCCGATGAGAGGATGAGGATCAGGCGTTCGTGATGTTGAGCTGCACCAGCGACTTGACGCGGGTGAAATCGCTGTTGGCAAACATCATGCCCTGGAAGATCACGCGGGCCGAGGACATCGCCGTGATCTCGTCGCGGATCATGCCGATGCCGCCCCACTCGCGGATGGCGAAGCCGTCCGAGATGTTGCCGAGCACGGCCAGGCAGTTCTTGCCCGTCGTGCCGGTGGAGATGTGCACCGGGAGGTACTCGGTCACGTAGACCGGGAGACCCATCAGGGTGAAGCCAGCGCCAGCCTGGCCGACAGCGTCGGCGCTCGGGATGAAGAGCGGGACGTTGTTGACCGTCAGCGTCGCGATGGTCGCATACACGTCCTGCGGGATGATCCACGCCGAGGATCCCCAGTACGCAGCGGGGAGCTTCTCGTAGCGCATCTCGCGCAGCTTGGCGAGCGTGACCTTTGCGATTGCCAAGGCACGGGTCGTTCCGGTTGACGTGTCCGTGACCTGGTTGGTGCTGGTGTTGACCGTGAAGATGCCCTTCGGCGCGTTCGTGCCGGTGCCGCCGATGTAACCCCATTCGAGGTTCTTCGAGAGCTGCCGCTGGAGGTTGTCCATCACCTCCGCCTCGACGTCGAAGTTTGCCTGGCGCATCAGCTGCTGCGACACCTGCGTGTAGGGCAGGCACGGCACCGGAGCCAGCGGCACCTCGGCGAACCCGGGGTCGATGCTGGTCCGGGCGGTCGAAGCGGTGTCCGGCTGGGTCCACGCCGAGGTGTAGTCGGCGGTTGCCAGGGTGTTGTAGCGCAGGGTTGCGTAGCCCTGAATGCCGGTGCGGAGGTCAGCCAGGTTCCGGATGACGCTCTGCGCCATCATGTACTTCAGGATCCCGTCCTCGTACAGCTTGGGGATGAGGATGCTGGAGCTTGAATCCGTCTTGAGCTCACGCTGCTCGGGCGCACGGCCACCCTTGATCCAGCCGAGGAACTGCTCGCGGTACTCGCCGCTGGAGCGCCACTCCTCGGTCTGCTCGCGCTTTTCGGCAACGACCTTCTGCGTGATCGCGTGGGACGCGAAACGCTCGCGGAGCGCCGCGGCGCTGCGCTTCTCGTTCAGGTCCTTGAGCTCGTTCAACAGCTCGTCGGCGCGGGCCTCGGCCTCGGCGCTGATCTGGTCAGAGGCGAGAATGGAATTGACTTCGGTCTCGATGGCCTTGCGGCGCTCAATGATTTCCTGCTGCTTCACGTGAGGGTCCTCAATCGCAGACGCAACCGAGCGAGGCTCGGCGAATGAGTGCGAGCCTCGGCGCTGGTCTGCGGATAAGCGCCGTTTTCGACAATGGAAACCTCGCGGAGATCCACCTCCGTGAGGGTGCGCTCCGAGCCCATCCAGGCGTCGGAGCGAACAAAGAAACCAAACGACATCTCCGAAAGCACGCCAGCCTCGACCAGAGCGCGAACGTCCTTGGCCTTCTGCGTGTCCGGAAGATTGACCTCGAACGCGAGGCCTTTGGAGTCGGAGCGGAGCTGAAGCAGACCGCTCTTGGTGTTGGCGAGGAGCTCGCGCCGATCGTGCCCGATCAGGAGCGAGACGTTGGCAGCGAGCGAACGGTCAAAGGCGCCGGGCGCGACGCGCTCGACGAACGGCTTGCCGTTGTTGACGCCGCGCACCGTGAGCGGGAGGCTCGGCGCGTTGTAGACGCTGGCATAACCGGCAAGCTTGTTGCCGCTGCGCTCGAAAGTCGCGGTGCGAAGCTCAAACATTTTCATCCCCCACGTTGTCAGGACCGGACGCCGCGCTGGCGCCGCCAGGCATGGAGACCGTCGGCGTGTCCAAGCCGGCCACCGGAGCCAGCCCGAGGTAGTGGCGAGCGTCGTTCGGCGACATGACGCCAGCTAGGACGAGCTTCGAGAACGCCATGCCCGCGTCGCGGAGGTTGCCGCGGACGATCGCCGTCGTGTCGATCCGCACGAACTCGCCGGGGCGGCAGAGCTTCCGCGTGAGCTCCGACTCCCACGCGGAAGCCCACGCCGCGATCGCGCCGTCCGCGTAGGCGCGGGCGACTTCGCTTTGGCTCACAAGGGCGCCGCCGCCCTGCTGGAACAGCATCTCCGGCGGCACGCCGAACGCACGGGCGATCTCCTGGACGCTGAAGCGCCGGGATTCCAGCATCGTGCCGCTCGTCTCCTGCGAGATCTTCTCGGCTTTCATGCCCTCGCGTAGGATGAGCGGACGGCTTGCGCCGTCTGCAGTCGCGTGCATGGTGTTCCATGCGTCGCGGATGGCTTGAACGGTCTGATCGGACATTGCGCCCGGGTGCGAAATCGCAACCTTGCCCATCGAGCCGGTTCGGACAAGTGAGGCATGCGCGCCGTTCTCGTCGGCAGCGAGCTGCATCGCGTGGCGGGCCACGTCAAGCGGCGAGCGGTACCAGCACGGATTCAGGTGATCTGGGTATGCACCGATATGTAGCACCTGGTCGGCGGCAATCACCGTGCTTCCGATGCGGTACTGGACGCCTTCGTCGGTGATCTCGCCGCTCATCGCGTCAGCGGGCACCGGCTGGAGCTCGGCGATCTCGCCGTTGCTTCCGCGTCGGATCAGCGCGATTCCGTTGCCGTGCGTCAGCGCGACGGAGGTCGTGTAGCGACGGAACTCGTATCCCGACTGCCAGCGGCTCGCGTCGCGGTTGAGCAGCATCTCGACCGGATGGCCCTCGATCTCCTGGCCTTCGCTGTCGTAGACCGACACGGGAAGGCGAGCGATATCCGCAGAGATCAGGTTGGTCGCACGAACTACGGCAGGGATCGCGTCAGCCGGTGACGCAATGATCGGCTCGGGTCGCGTGTAGATCGCGACGCCGGACTTAAAGCCGAAGAATCGTGCAAAGATGCCCACGGAGCAGATGGAACAACTCTGCCCAGAAACGTCAACCCGGAATTCTTGTAACCGTGTCTATCCAATGGGACACGACGATGTCGAGAGACCAGTTGCTTCACGCACTTGGTGATGCTCCATCAGCAGCGCCGCCATGTTGCCAGCGACCACCGCATCGGTGTTACCGTTGCTTCGCCCCTTGACGGGGCGCGTGTTGCCGACGTTGTCGCGGATCAGACGCACGGCGTTCAGCGCCGAGCGGAGCACGGGGTCCGGCTCGTAGATGAGTTGCTTCGATTTGAGCAAGTCGCCCCACAACTTCCACGCAGGAGCCATTGTGCGGATCGATTGATCGACGGGAATGATCGGCCAGCCGCGATCTGCCCACCGTTTGATGTCGCGTGCCTGGGCTGGGTGCGGGTCGACGCCAATCTTTCGCACGTCGTAGCGGGCCATGAGCGACTCGATTTCGGCTTCTACGACGGCCATGTCGTGCCATTCGCCAGGCATCCGGCGCAGGAAACCCTGCTCCACCCACGCGCCCAGCGGGTTCTTGCAGCGCCGCTCGTCGAGTTGGATGTCCGTCCCAGCCCACCAGGAGATATTTCGGGCGCGGATCACGTTGCCGTCGACGACCATCAGGCAG